GAACTAAAACATTTACTGCGCCATTCGCGCAAACTATCAACAGCAGCAACGCGGTATTAACTACTTTAACGGGCGGTATTACTACTGATACAGTGACTAACAGCGTGTTACTTTTTACAGCAGGATTAGAAGGTTCGATTATTTCAGTTATTGAAGCGATGCCACGCTCTACTGTTACCGCAACGAATATCTATTTATTCTCAAGTATTGATTCTGGTACTACCTTGCGCTTGATTGATTGTGCGCTAATGCCTGCTCAAACTTTATCGACAACGGCAGCAGTTACACAAACAGTATTTGCCAATTATACAGAGGACTATCCGTTGCGATTGAAAGCAAGTGAACGCTTGTATGTTGCTGCTTCTGTTTCGTTAGCAAGTGGTATTGTGGTTGAAGCGCGTGGGATGGATTACTAATTATGAGAGAACTAAAACCACTCAAGGCTAATAAATTATCGTCCGATGTAAATGTGTTTAAGCGCGGTATTGAGGTCAATGGGATTTCATTTTGTAAAATGATTCCGTCACCGAAGGGATATTACAGCGTAATAATAGGAGACCACCCTTCTAAAATTACAGATAGCATATATCAAGCAGTTAGTATTGGCACTGGGATGGCTTCCGTAACATTGATTGGTACAGAATCTGTGTCAATCGGGTGGGGGGCGCGAGGTACGTCAACAAGTGCGACTGCCGTAGGCGTTAGTTCTTCTGCTTCTTCTAATTCTGTTGCCATTGGGGGCAATGCTAATTCTGGCGGTAGTAGCTCGGTTGCAATCGGTAAGAATAGCAGCGCATCTCAAGCCTATTCGACATCTTTAGGCGCACAATGTACAGCCAGCAGTAACTACACTATTGCCGCTGGATATAGTACAGTGGCATCTGGGTATAAAAGCATCTCTATTGGGAATGTAAATACCGCATCAGGAGAGTCAACAATCTGTATCGGCACTGATTCAAAATCCAGTAATAAATACTCAATTTCAATTGGAACTAGCGTCTCATACAACCAAACAGCTTTTTTGGCGGCTGCAGCTACTACAACTATTGCTAATCTTATGTATGTAATAACCACTGTAGGTACAACAGACTTCACATTGATTGGCGCGACATCCAATACAGTAGGTGTAGAATTTTTGGCTACTGGTGCAGGGTCAGGAACAGGGACTGTGACACTAGCTGGAAATAATATAGGGATTGGCACAAGAAGCCTTTTAGCCCTAACTACAGGGGCAGGAAATGTCGCTCTTGGTGTTTCTTCACAGTCGCTTAATACTGCTTATAACAACTGTACATCCATCGGAGTATCTTCACAGGTAACAGGTTCAAACCAAGTTCAACTCGGTGGTTCAGCGACTACCACTTATGCCTACGGTGCAATTCAAGACCGTTCTGATATTCGAGATAAAGCAGATGTTAGAGATACTACTTTAGGTTTATCATTTATTGAATCATTACGCCCTGTTGATTTCAAGTGGGATAAACGGGAAGATTATCGTACTTTACCCCCTACTAAACCAGAATACCCTGAGAAACCAGATAACCCTAAACGAGTAGATTCGTTACAGCTCGCAGGTGAAACTCCAGAAGATTATGGAATTCGTATTGATGCTGAATGGCTGGCTACGTTAGATGCTTACGAGGCTGAGTATAAAACCTTAACTGATGCTGTTGATGCTGAGTTCTCTATTATACATGATGCTTGGCTAGAGACTAACAAACTGGCTAACATCACTCACGATGGTTCTAAAAAACGTAACCGCTACCATCACGGTGTAATTGCTCAAGAAGTACCTGCTGAGTTTGGTGGTTTACAGAATCATGCTCTAAAAGGCGGCGATGATGTCTGGTCAGTTGGTTATGAGGAGTTTATTGCGCCGTTGATTAAAGCGGTTCAAGAATTATCAGCAGAGAACAAGCTATTGAAAGCACATCTAGGATTATAACAATGACATTTCTCGAACTCGCAAATAGACTACTTTCTGAAGCTGATATTTCGGGTTCAGGATTGATTACAACAGTTAATCAAAAGGGCGAATACAAGCAAGCGGTTGATTACATCAATACAGCTTATCAAGATATTCAAAACCTGCATTCTAACTGGAATTTTTTGCGTAAAGACATAGCATTTAACACGATTGAAAATGTTAATAATTATTTTGATACGTCAATCGGTTTAAGTGACTACGGAAGTTGGTCGCTTGACACTATGCGCGTGTATTTAACTAGTAGTAGTGTTGCAAACGAAGTTCACATGACACCTGTTGAATGGGATGATTTTCGGGATATGTTTTTGTTTGGTGCAAGTAGAAGTCAAGTAGGAATGCCGATTTATATTTGTGAAAAACCTGATAACTCGCTTATTTTATACCCGACACCCAATGATATTTATACGGTGAATGGCGAGTATTATCGTGAGCCTTTTACGCTTGTACTTGATATTGATAAACCTGCGTTCCCTACTCGTTTTCACATGGTTATTGTTTGGCGTGCATTGATGTATTTTGCAACACAATTAAACGCACAAGAGCTTTACGCTATTGGAAATGTTGAATACCGAAAACTATTGCTTAAACTTGAACAATTTGATTTGCCTCCGCATACTGTATCTGGTGCATTAGTATGAGAATGAACTTATTGCCAAACATAAAGACGCAAACAAGCTATGCTCATTTTGTAGGCGGTCTTGATTTGGTATCTCCACCGCTTTCTATTGATGCGGGTAAGTGTATTTCTGCAATGAATTATGAAGCTAATGCACTTGGCGGATACCGACGAATTGATGGTTATGAAAGATTTGATGGTAAGCCATCACCTAGCGATCAAAGCTATTATTATTGTCTATGTAATTTTACTAGCGTGGTTAATGTTGGCGATACGCTAACGGGTGCAACCAGTGGTAAAACAGGAAAAGTTATTTCTATTACAGGCAATGAAGTTATTTTATCACGGGTAAGCGGCTCATTAGCTATTGAGAATTTTACCGTTGGTGGAGTAGTAAAAGGATCATTTACAACAATACCATTGCCAGACGGTCATCATACTGGATTTGGTCATGCAACTGCTCGTCACTTGACAGCAAATGATTATCGAAATGATATTTTAGCTGTACCAGGTAGCGGTGTTATTCGCGGTGTTTGTATGTTTAAAGGTGTTGCTTATGCCTTTAGAAATAATACAGCAGGAACAGAAGTTGATATTTATAAATCCACTTCAACAGGCTGGCAAAAGATAACACTGTTTAAATCAATTCCCTTAAAAAATGGTAGCACGGATATTATTGACGGCGTTGTTGTCAATCAGCAGCAAGGAACGATTGTAACTGCTGGATCATTTGTTATCGGTACGCAATACATGATTGATTCAATGGGAACAACTAACTTTGTTGCTATTGGTGCGCCTACGGGCAGTGGTGCTGGATCAATGTTCATCGCAACAGGCGTTGGATCGGGAACAGGGACAGCATACAAAGTTGCAAGCGCAATGGTTAAAAGACAAGTTATTGAATCAGAATATAATCAGTTTGATTTAGAGGCTACCAGTTTAACAAGCGTTATTATTGCTACAGGTTCAAAATCAATCACTGTTGAAAAAACTAAAGCCTATAAGGTTAATGATGCACTAATAATTACAAGCAAAGTTAATCCATTAAATTACATGATCGGAACTGTTACCTCTTACAGCAACGTAACAGGCGTATTAGTTGCAAACATTTCGTCGGTAGTTGGTAGTGGGACATTTGCTAATTGGATTGTTCATGGTGAAAGTACAAATGTCGTCAATTATTCAGGTCGCCTGATTCTTGCTAATGTTATCGGAACATTCGATAATACGGGATATATTCGAGTTGGGATTATCAATGTTGCTTTGCCTAATGGCGATACCAGTACGCCTGTTTCACAAATATCAATTTTACCAGGTGGAAACTATCAATTTGCACAAAATAATTTCTTAGCAAGTGCTGATACCAAAAGGATTTATGGAACAGATAGTTTAAATAGAGCATTTGAGTTTGATGGCGATGTTTATATTCCAATTCGGACACAGATTGCTATTGATGCACCTACGCAAATCGCCGTTGTGAATAATACAGGTGACACACAACTTGTACTTTCTTATTTTGGACAGGTTTTATTTTCAGCAATTGGAAATCCACATGACTTTAGAACAACCAGTTTAGGATTCCAAGATTTAGGATTTGGCGATACAATAACTGGGATGTCATCGCAAGTCGGTGGTGTACTTGCTGTTTTTTGCCGTGATAGCGTTCATCAAGCGGCGATAGATGGTGGTACAGGATTGTGGGCTTCAAAACTTATTTCTCCTGATTTGGGAGCGATTCATTACGGCGTACTCAATCTAGGTGGTTTATATGCGTTTGATGACAAAGGTATTGTTAAGATAGTTCCGTCTTACGTTTTTGGTGGATTTGAGCATGACACGGTTAGTCGCGCTATTCAACCTACAATTGATAAATTTAGAGAAAAAATCGTTGCAACCGCAGCGTTTAAATCAAAAAACCAATGCCGATTTTATGCAAGAGATGGCAGCGGAATATGTATGACAATGGCACAAGGACAAAATGGAATCGAGCATCATTTTACACAGTTTCAATATCCTATTTCAGTTAGTTACGCATGGCATGGTGAAGATGCTAGTGGTCGTGATATTGTGCTTATTGGCGATGAATCAGGTTTTGTTTATGTTACTAATAAAGGCTCATCATTTGATGGTCAAGAAATAACTGCTTATATCAGAACAGCTTTTAATAATTTAAAATCACCTTCTGCAATAAAACGATTTAGAAAAATGGAAGTTGAAGTTTCTACTGTTGGCTACAGTGAAATAAGATTTAATCCTGACTTTTCTTACGCTGATCCTGATGTTGCAACACACATATTCAGGAATGAAACAATTAACGGCGTTGGCGGTTATTGGGACGAAGCATTGTTTAATACATTTTATTACGATGGAAAAATTATCTCACAACCTGAAATGAGGTTATTCGGTAGCGGGACAAACATTGGATTGGTTATATTTTCAAAAAGCGCAATTGATTTTGGACATACGCTTTCTGGCGTAATTTTACATTACACACCACGCAAACTTAATAGGTAATAAAATGGCAACACTTACACCA